GAGTTCAACTATTGTTAACTATAATCACACTATTATCCAAGAAGTTCTTGGTAAAATTGGTGTAAAGTATACAATGGCTGACAAGGAGAGTAACTCAGTTCCTTTCCTACATATGGATGATATCGTTTTCTTGCAAAGGGCATGGAGATATGATGAAGAAGTTGGAAGTCACTTAGCTGCATTGAACGAGAAATCTATCGCTAAAATGTTAACCAAGCACATACCATCAAAAGTGGTGTGTGAGGAGCAACATGCGGTGGATATTTTGCAAAATGCGCTTCGTGAGTATTTCTTCCATGGTAGAGAGAACTTTCAGGAGCACCGAAATATGTTTTTGGAGATAATTGAAGAGTGTAATTTACATGCATTCTTCACAGAATTTCCGACGTATGAGGAGTTTAAGCAGGAGTACATTGATAATTCTATCGATGTGTGGCCTACTGGAAGATGTCCTCTTTGCTAGAGGAACCTCCGGGCGTCTGATATAATGTCCATTAAACCAAAATATATCCGTAAGGTGATAGTTACTTAGTGAGTTAATACGGTCTACAAAAGACTCATGATAGGATCACCGCGATCTCCGCACGGGCGCTCCCCGAAGTCACTTTTTAGTGATGCTTTGCTGAGAGGCACTAGACCCCCCCCAGTGTACCTTATAAGTGTAGAGGTGCACAATGGTTCTGCACTTGCGCAAACAAAACAAAATACAAACCAAAGTTTGTTGGAAGATTTTATGAGTACTTCCTACAAACTCATCGAGACTCATTTAGAATTGCAATCAGCTCAATATACTGAAACATCTAATGGTTCACCTGACCATTTGGCACAAGAGCAAATTGTTTTTGCAGATACTCACATTGCACAACGGATCACATATGGTGATCTGAATGATGATTCATTCCATCATGATACAGAAAGTACTGCCTCTTTGGCGAATTTTCTGAGTCGACCAGTGAAGATTCATTCATTCTCGTGGAACCTAAATGATCCCACATTTGTTACTGCGAGTATTAAACCTTGGACTCTTTACTTCAATCACCCAGTGATTTTGAAGAAAGTGGCTAACTTCTCCAGGCTTCATTGTTCACTGCACATCAAAGTGATTGTGAATGCCACG